GAAAGAGTATGGCTGAAACATATTTTACACTTTCGAAGAGTTCAAATATAATACTCCGTGCCCGGAAAGTCAAGAGCGGTTACAGCCTTTTCCTGGACATCCATTATCAGGGTACGCGGGAGCACAGATATCTGAATATTATTGTGTCTTCTATCGTTAAAAGCGAGATGACGGCGATGGATAAGCAGAAGATGAAAGTTGCCGAGAACCGGAAGTCTGCTGTGGCTATAGAGCTTAATAATGCCACTTATGAAGGATTGTCGGGACGTAGCAGGATAATGTTATACGATTATCTTGATGTCCAATTAAAGGAGAAGAAGGCAATTGGTGACTCAGGTGGGAAGTATCGTTCAGCAATCAAGCGAATGAAACAATATTTCCCTGCCAATACCAGACTCTCTGGGCTTAATAAACAGAATATCGAAGGTTATAAAGAGTATCTGATCAGCAATCTTGCTCCGGGTACAGCGACCCTTTATTTATCCATGCTGGGGACATATCTCCGGAGGGCTTATCGGGATGGATTTATTACTCATAATCCTTTTGATATGGTTGACAAGAGCATACCGAGAGCAGAAAAGGCGCCGCGGACGTTCCTGTTACTGGATGAATTGAAGCTGCTTGAGCATGCCTATTGTCATCCGAGGGTAAAGAATGCATTTCTATTCTGTTGTTATACCGGGCTGAGATTCTCAGACGTGAAAGCTCTCACATGGGTTCAGATACAGCCGGAAGCTGAGAGAGTCTATTTATATTATCGCCAACAGAAGACTAATAAGACCGAAAGAATGCCACTCGCCAAACAAGCCATTAAGTACCTGCCCAAGAGACGGAAAGACACCGATAAAGTATTCGACTTGCCAACCCACAGCACCATGCGCTACCATCTGGCCGCCTGGGAGAAAGCCGCAGGGCTCAAGAAACACATATCATTCCACAGCTCCAGGCACACGTTTGCTACGCTTGCCCTGACGGTTGGCGTCGACCTGAAGACTGTATCGACATTATTAGGGCATTCCGAGATAAGAACTACTGAGATCTACGCCAAGATTATCGATAAAAAGAAGGAAGATGCCGTCGACATGTTGCCCGGAACGGGGGTATAGGGGGATGTCACTAAAAATCTGCTGAAATGACAAAGATTGTGGCTTCATAATTACTATATATACCAATCAAATATACAGACCTTGTGTTTCAAACTTGTGGAATCTTGACACAAGAATTGCCTTGAAGTGTCAAACTTTAGAATGTCACCGGATGCTATAAGCCAAGCATTACCGGAGCGGTGAATATCTTTTGCCTATCGTCGTGATTATACGTTACCCGAATGTAATACAGACCAGTCAAAGTATCCGTATTGAGATAGCAGTGTTTGTTATCAATGGTCAGGTAGTTGTTAATAATGCATTTCCCGAGAAGATCATACAGCTGAACGCTCATAATACTGATCTCAGTATCGGAATTGATATTGATGGTATTATTTATTGTTGATAATTGAATTGGAGTAGGTTCGTATCGCTGTATTTGACGAAGCCCGGGCATACAATAACCGGTTACATATATAGCCCCGTCTTCTGTATAGATCTTATGGCGCTCCTTGTAATCTATAAAGACAGAATCAATAATGATATCACTAATAGTATCACCTACAAGGGGAGTAAATGTCAGATGTCCTATTTGGCCGACGGATAAGCCGTAATGGAAAAGTCCCTCAAGTATCGCTGTAGCTCTTCCATTGTGAACATTGTCCATGCTCTTGTATTGCAATGAGAATATATCATAAGATATCCATATTCTGGTTTGCAGGTTCCTCTCTTCGAACTCAGTTCGAGCCCAGACAGGTATCGTGACGGGGCTATTGATATCGGCAGTAATATCCGGGATTGAAAAATGGAACTTCTCGCAGTAATTATCATAATCGCTACCCAGCATAAAGAGACTGTCTATGTTCCTCTGACTTAACTCACCTTTATATATTCGGATGTCATCAATAAAGCCATGCCAAAAGGAGCGTTCTGCACGGTTATATGAGCCGATTGAGCAATGACTGATCTGGGGATGTGAATTATTGAGGATTATATCAGGTATGGCGAGCTGTTCTACCAAAATGCCGTCCAGATAGGCTTTAATGTATTGGCCTTTGATATATATTGCAGTGATAAAGTGCCATTTCGGATTACATACATTAGCTCTTACTGCATACCATTCCTGATTATTCAGCTTAGGCCCCCAGGAGTATAAGCTCCCTTCCTTCCCGACAGCAATTTCCCCTGTTCTGGACCCGAAGTATAACAAATGATGCTGACCTATGTTATCCCCCTGGTCCTGGAACCATAAAGTAAACGATAATGAATCAACTTCGGCTGTATATATATCGTCCGGGATGCTGATATAATCATCGATACCATCAAAATACATAGCCGCACCGTTATTGCCGAATCTATCGGGTCCGCTCACACATCCGAACATCACCCCACTATAACCATGCCATGTGGTATCATGCGGATGCCCGTCTAATGGATAGCAGGCAATTAAAACAGGTTCCTGACTATATAAACATAGCATCGGAATAAATAACAGCAGCAGGGCTTTCATATTACTGGCCCTGAAGTTCGCGGATTTTATCTTTGATATTCCCTTTACGGTCCTCATAAGCTTTTTGTAGTTTGCCGTAAACGTAAACCTGATCCCCTGCCTTCATACCTTTTAACATGTCGTCCTGGTAGTTATCGTAATAATGTCGCTGTAATTCATCACTAAAGTCAACCCGGTAGAGGCTGTCAACGAGTAAACGGGCTACTTCTTCCTTGGACTTCGAGCAGGAAGCAAGCATGGCGACTGAGAGCAAAAGAATAATAAGCTTTTTCATGTTTGATATCTCCTATTCATGCAAATATTCACTAATTACAAAGTTGCCGGGCTCCCTGAATACCCCGGTCACGCGGCCTAATATCTGAAATGCGTCGTGCTCCTGTATCTTTATTGGCGAAAACCTTGTATTCGTTGATTTCAGGTACAGGCTAAAGCCATTTCGGAACAATACTTTTATCATAAATGTGCCATTGAGGTATACGGCCACTATATCCCTATGATTAGCCTTTTCAGCATATTCTATGATTACCCTGTCTCCTGCCATAATGTTCGGAAGCATAGAGTCGCCGCTCGCTATCAGCACAAATGGGCGCTTCAATCCTGATACAAAGTCATCCGGTATCTCCTCGTATGAGTAACCATCTCCAAAGGGTGTACCGAACCCGCACTCAAAAGCCGAAACCAGCGTCGGCACTTTAACATAATCAACTGACTTACCAGAGCTCTTCCATTCCGTGTTCGCCATCGCCAACTATCCTTTCCAATTCGGGGAGTATCTTCTTAACATTCTTATAGTATTCTCGTATTTCATTTATAGTCATATTGTTGATATTGGGGATATATGTCACAGTAGTCTCCCTCACTTCCGAAACATTCCCCTCCGGCTCCGTATCATATGCATTACTTGCGGCTAATTGCTTCCCTTTAACTGTTTCATTGTAAGGCGACCCATCACCTGTCATTATCCAAATAAGATTAACGCCCCTTTCGTGCATATAATCAATGATATTTTTATTGGGCAGGGTGTCCATGCTAAGCCAATTGTTTACAGTTTGACGGCTTACTCCCAAAGCGTCACCAAATTCTTTTTGGCTCATTCGCATTAGTCCCAGAGCGTGTCTTATGCGTTCACCGATAGTATTCATAAAAATATTTTACTCCAATGTAAAATAATGCTTGCATTTAATAAACAATGTTTTGTATATTTGTCCAAGAAATTTTTACACAAAGGTAAAATGATTATGGACACTACACAAATAAAACAGAACTCAAATGTTCAAATCCCGCGCACACTCGTGGTCGAGATACTCGAGGAGGGATTAAAGCATGGCATAACATCCATTAAGGAATCTTGCCTCAAGCTCATCCAGGATGGGCTAAAATATAACCGCTCCCTGAGAAATCGACGACAAGCTAAAATTAACTAATTAATAAATACGATGCAAGTAAAATGAAGCCAAAAATGAACTCAAAAGAAAGCATTAGCATCATTCTACCGAAAGACCCGGTTAAAGGACCGAAGCACATAACTTTCAGGCCAAGTCCGGAAGACTACATGATGATAGAGGAGCTTAAAGAATTCGCAAAAGCTCCTACAACTAACAAGTTATTCAGAGAACTGATACAACAGGCTTACAAACAGAATATTTTACACAAGGGATGCACACATGCAAAAGTTTAATTATCACACACTCGTTTCGGGCCGCGAAGTGGTCCGTTATGCCCGCTGCTTAGACTGCGGCGAAGAAATACCGGTCGGAGATTACAACAATCCGGAATGCAACTATGAGGATTATGGAATCATGCTGGATCTTCATGAATGCCAGGAGGTATCATGCGAAGCTTGATCGACGACGAAGACATTCCCTTCGGAGAGCCGGACGAAGATCAGCCCGGAAACGAACAGCCGGAAGAAACAGCTCTGGTAGTTCCCCAGCCGGCACAGTTCGACTATAGTCAACTGGACCCGGAGACGGCGGAATCATTGAAAGCCGCTGCTAATAAGATAACTGACATCCTTGTGAAGTCAGCTACCGAGCTGGGTAGGATATTTACTGAGGTTCAGGCAAAGCTGGCTAACCATAACAAGTATCAAGGGATTTTTGAAAACTGGTATACATCGTTAAGATTTAAGAAGCAATCAGTCTATAATCTGATTCAACGCTATACCTATGTTGTCCAAAATTTGGACAACATCAACCTTATAGAATCCTTACCCCTCTCTTTATCCTACGAGATCTCCAAGCCCTCAGCACCTAAGGAGCTGGTGGATGCTACGCTGAACGGGGATATCAGGACACATAAGGACTATATTGAAGCTCAGAGGCTACTCAGAGAGAAAGACCAGATCATTGCCGAAAAAGAGAAAGCCCTCGAAGCTGAAAGAGCAACCAACAGGCGTATGGATGCCGTTATACACGAGAAAGATGAACAGCTCCATTCAAAAAATAGTATCATCGGTACCTTAATGGCGAAGCCTGCCGAGGTTAAGGTTGAGGTGAAAGAAGTCGAAAGCCCTTACCTTCAGAAACGAGTCGATAATCTTCAGGCAGAAGTCATGAAGTTGAACAATCAGGTGAGCGCAGCGCACAACGAACTTGCCGCTTTTGAGGGGCTTAAACACAAGAAGGAAGAGATAGAGAATACTTATAAGAAAATCGAGGAGCTGAAAGCCCAGCAGAGCAAGGTATTCAAAGAAATGGAAGAAACTCAGGCAGTGTTCACCTTCATATCCAAGACTAAAGAGTTCATTAAGAAAGAGATGCTCCATATACCCTCTCTGGTATTTATGAGGGATAAGCCTACAAACGTACTGCTCGACGACCTGAAGGGCGTAATTACCCTTCTCGAGAACTTTATTGCAGCCATGAAAGATAAATTCCAAATTAAGTAGGAGCCGGATATGACACAGATGATACCATACGAACAGCCACAATTCGAAGATCTCCGGGCACTGATAATGAGTGCACCGCCTGACTTCCTGTTGTCAATGCTGACAGAGCAGAATACATTGAACCTTAAGCGTCTGGAGAATAGCCTGTATGAGCACAAAGAGTATGTTGACAAGAAGTTCAGCGATATCGACAATAAAGTAGATAAGCTGGGCGAACAAACCAACTTCTTATCTGAAAAGCTTTCTGTCCGGGATGACTTCAAAGACAGATATGTACCATATACTGATCTATCGGATTACTTCAGACCGAAGTTGGGCCGTTCAGTTAAGCTGCTTATGTATCTGGCTAATATCGTTACATTCAACACTTATAACGGCACCACTATCAACCCGGTCCCGAATATTCATGAAAGAACTATCTCGAGACACACATACGAGAAGGTTACTTTACTTGATAACGGCAGATCTGTTACTAATTGGGTTTATGATCCTGAATGGGCTGTCAACCGGATGAATAAGTATCTGGAAGGCGAAGGTTTGCTGGAAGAGTTCCGCCGCAACAACCAGACACATGAAGCAGATGCTTGGGTAGTGAATTTATTCGAACAGAAGGTACATGACATCAGGGTGAAGCTATGAGCCTCCTCTTAACTGAAGCTCGTGAGCAGCTCGAAGGAATGAGGCGCGATGCACAGGAACAATTTGAGTTCTACCAGGACATGCTGAAGCGCATCGATAAGTACGAAGAGCAGCTCGCAGAACTCGAAAGATCAAAGATTGATATTGATGCAAAATTGAATTGAATTATACGCGGTTTCCGGGGGTTCCTCCAAAGAATACACTAACCCCTTACATGCTGCAATGTGACCGGTACCCGGAACCGCAACTTTAAACAGAAATAAAAAAAGCCCCCTAAGGGGCCAATAACACACACACTAATTTAAGGGATTTCATCATGAAAACCAAAACAAACGACGACAAACCACCCGATGAGGTCGTGATAATCGACTCGGCTAAGGCCCTCCCGGTGGTTATATGCGGGGTACAGGAAGCTCCCGCACGGATAAAGCTCCTGCCGATGGGTATGGGTATCATCCAGATGATCGGAGATATCGAAGACGACGGCTTATTGAACGGTTCCGCGGCACTATTCGGGAGGGCATACTAATGACAATAGCTATTAAAACTGATCCGATAACTAACATCTTTGAGAACATGAAGAAGTTACTTGACAACCGAACACAGAACACCACCATCGAGATAAAGCTCAACGACAGGATGAATGCACTTCTGACCCGCTACGCAGAGCGTTCCGGGATGACGAAGTCAGACGTAGCTGCTAATATCGTCATCGAGAAGCTTCTTGATTTCGCCGCTTACGACCAGACCTGGGAGGCACAGCCATGAGCGACGACCTCACGAGATACTTCAAACCCAGCGAGATAACACCCGGTAAGCGCGAGCTACTTCAGGCGATCCTCGACAGGATAGCCGAAGTCCACCGCATGGTACAGAAATGCTGGGAGCGTTACGGGATACCAACGGCAGAAGGCACGACCTATTACAGGAGGAGCCATGCCTGAGTTCGATCCGATGGACGAGTATGAGCTGCTGAAGAGACGGCTCGAGAACGTAATTGGACAGACAGACACGCGGCTCGATGGGGATTACATCCTTCTTGCCTGCCGTGAGGCGATGCTTACCTGGTGCATATTCACCGAAGGAGCATTCGGGAATTACGAAAGCAAACTAACAACATATAACGAAGACCATATCAGGTAGACCATGGATATCATTAACACAACAGCTTTGAAAGACTACATCCATACGACGGTTAACGAGATAGTTGCCATCCGGACGCGCGAACTGCGACTGGAGATGGAACAGATCAAGCGGGAGAAGACAACTAAGGACCTCCTTACGCTGGACGAAGCCGCAGAATATCTTAACCGGTCCACACGCTATCTCCGCGACCGTCTGCGCGAGGGCATATTGCCCGGATACCGCGACGGGAAGAAGATATACTTCCGGACGATGGATCTGAATGAGCTGATAACAGGAACAACCACTACTAAAAAGGCACGCAAATGACATATAACATATCACAGGCCAGGCTCGAGACTCTGGCAGACATGCGCATACACATCGAGAATGTTGAATTTCTCAGCCGCGTAATGCAGGAAGTCGCTTCGGACAGCATAATCACCCGTGACAATGAGGATGAGTTCGCAGACAGGGGGCTCAATAAGCTCTACGAAAGCCTGAAACTTCTCTCCAGCGGAGATGTCCGTGAAAAGCTTGGACTCCAGATAGCCAAAGAAGAGCAGATCATTAAACAGATATGCAGGGAGTTGAAATGAGACCAGGATGTATTGAACTCATAAGCGAAGAAGTATTGCCCTGGACGTTGGACGAGCTCACCCGTTACGACGAAGGCGAACCCGGTCACACTATAGGGCAGAAGCTGATAGCAGAGCTGAAGAAATGTTTCGAGAATGCCCAGAAAGAATGGGATTCGGAATATTGCAGGGAAACCAGGTTGTCGTATGATACCTGCACCTGTGCCGATTGCGAGGAAGCCCGGATGATGGCTGACGAAGATCTGGAGTTTACTGATGTTTACGAAGGAGGCGGAAGTGGCAGGATATTTAAATATTAAGCTCGACGCAGAGACCATCGAAAGGCTCAGCTTGTATTCGCAGACCGAGGGGCAGTCACCCGAGGCGATTATACCAAAGATCATTGAACAATATCTGGATAGAGTATATGAAGAATCAACGCACGCCGATCCCTGTCGGCAAATTTGTCCGACCGCACCGGTTGTATAGCATCAGGCGCTGGCGGAGGCAGAACGGAGACAACCTAATGTTTCTCATGTTCGCAGTAATAATCATTTATTTCATGATAATGACATTAAAAACAATCTTTTAAAGGAGTAAAACACAATGCCGCTCAAGATATTAAGAGCCGAAGAACCAATCGTCGTACAGACGGTTAATATACTAATCTACGGGATGCCCGGAGCCGGGAAGACCAGCGCCGCATTCACATCAGCCGTGCCTTTATTGCTCGATTTCGACAAAGGCGCTCACAGATCCCGAAACAGGAAGGACATTGTCCAGATCAATTCCTGGTCGGAAGTATCGAAACTCAGCCCGGCGGACCTGAAGCCCTATAACACAATTATTATTGATACATTGGGCCGATGCCTGGACTATATCCAGCAGTCGATCATCGAGAGCGATGCCAAGCTGGGCAAAAAAGACGGCGGCCTGACGATGGCAGGATGGGGAGCCCTGAAGTCACACTTTACGAACTGGATGAAACAGCTCTCCCTTTTGGGCAAAGATGTGATAATGATAGCCCACGACAAAGAAGACAAAGACGGCGACATTAAGTTCATCCGTCCGGACATTGTCGGCGGTTCGTACAACGAAGTAATGAAGGTGTCCGATTTTATCGGATATCTGTACATGGTAAACGACAAACGCCAGCTCGACTTCAATCCATGTGAGAAGTTCATCGGTAAGAACGCCGCCGGATTACCCAAGCTGAACGTACCCGATTTTGGGACAGAACCGGCTTATATGAGCAAGATGATTAAGAAGATGAAGGATTCACTTGGTCAGATATCAAAAGAGCAATCTGAGGCCGTTGGGGTGCTAAATCAGCATATCGAGCGCATCAATGCCATGAAAACTGCCGAAGAGATCAACGCTTATATCTATGAGAAGAAGCCGACGGACCTCAAGAACGGACTCGTTGAGCAGTTGAAAGCACACACCAAAGCAAGGGCTAAGGAGCTGGGGCTTGAATTCCATACAGAAGAGAAGAAGTATTTCGAGATACCGAAAGCCAAACCGGCACCCGAGCCAATATTTGAGGCAGAGCCCACTCCGGAACCGATTGAAGAGGTCGAACCGGAAGAACCAATCAAGGAAGCAGACCCGGTTGATGAATTTGCTCAGATGTTCGGTTGAGGTGGATGATGCTTAGGATATCCACCACGACCGTCGAATCGTTCAGCCGTTATCTCCACAGCGAGAATGACGACGAACAGAAGCTCATCAGGCAGATAATGAAGCTGGAGCCGAAGAGTGAGTACATGAAGCTCGGCTCTGCCTTTCATGACATAATCGAAGATCCTCATGCTAAGCTCGACCACGACAAACGGGTATTCGTATCCGATGGCATTGAGTTCTCATTCGATTGCATCACTAAGGTATACAAGGAGATAGACTATTCATTCCCCTTCGAACACAAGACTGAGAAGATCTATATGGTTGACGGGCAGGAGATAAGCGTTGTGGCTAAAGTTGACCAACTTAAAGCCCGTTACGTTCAGGAATTCAAAACCTGCTGGTCACAGTTCGACATAGAGAATTATACTGGTTCGTATCAGTGGAAATTCTACGCGGATATCTACGATGCGCTGAGGGTAGATTACTTAGTGGCATGCCTGAATAATGAGCAGCCGATTACATTGAAAGAACTACATAAATTTATGGTCTATCCCTATCCGGATATGCAGAAGGATATCGTCAGGATTTTGGGCGAGATGGCTGAATGGATTTCTTTCAGGAATCTTGAGAAGTGGTTTCAACCGAAAGAAGTTAGCACCGCAGTAATATGAAATTCTTAAACAGAGGAGAATAAACAGATGAAAATCAATAAATTAACACTAATAGACATTCTCGCGGCTATGATATTACTCGCCACAATATCTGTACTGATATCGGAGACCTGGCCGCTCTTAAAAAAGCACTTCGGATGGACTCTTCTGAGTTACTACGGAGGAACGATTTTGTTCTGCCTCAGTTGCCTCTGGATATGGTTCAGGGCAGGAGGGAAATAGATGAGAATCAAGAAGATCAAAATAGAAGACTCGAAAGTATTCATTGAGTACCAGATAGTTAGGCCCGAAGGGAAGTCAGAGAATTACACTCTCGAGACAACAGACAAGCCGCTGGAGTCATTCCGCAAAGCATTACAGGGGTTGGTTGGTTATATCGGCGAGATATGCGAACTGCCGGATCATTATTGCAACTCTATCAAGGTGAGGGGTGTATCGTTCAGCTACGGGGGTGAAAAGAACGTTCTCGGCGCCACGATAACGGGGCTGAAAAGCCTGAATACGGCCAACTCACCATTAACTATCAATACGCCACACCTGCCATCGGAGCCATATAGCCCAGGGAGCGAAACATATACCCTCCCTTCGGAATGCTATTATCAGCTGCTCGATGTCCAGGAAGAGGCAGTCAAGTTTATCGAAGGGGACCGGGAAGCGGACCCGCAACAAAGTTTATTTAATACTAAACCAGAGGAGAATATTTATGAGTGAGACAGATATCCAGTTAACGACAGATATTGGAACGCGATTAGCGAAATTCGAAGCAGCACGCGAGAAGATAATACAGTTCGCTGACCAATGCAAGAACTGTGTAGTCAATTCAGTTGAGACACACGAATCAGCTAAAAAGCTGGCTATGGATGCAGGCAAGATTGAGAAGATCATTGAGGATAAGCGAAAAGAGATCACCAAACCATTACTTGATGCCAAGAAACAGGTTGATGATTTCGTAAAGAACCTCACGCAGGACCTGAACGAAAGCAAATCAGAGTTAAGAGGTAGAATCTTAGCTTATGAAAAGGAACAGGATAACATCAGGCAGGAGGAACTACGAAGATTACAGATCGAAAGGATGCGCATTGAAGACGAACGCAGGCTGAAAGAACAGGAATTACTTAAGCAGGCAGCTGAGAATCAGGAAGTAGATCAGAAGCTTATGAATGAGATCAGCGAGCTCCGCGAAAAAGAACAGGAAGTCATAGCGGCACCGGTACTTACAGAGCAGCCAAAATCGAATATCCGTAAAACATGGGACTGGGAATTGATTGATATTAGCCAGGTACCTGTGGCATACCTGATGCCTTACGCTGACAAGATCAAGGAAGCGATTAAGGAAGGCGAGAGGAATATACCAGGCATACGAATCTATCAAAAAGAAACTCTTAGTTTAAGGTAAGGCATGAAGCTGAAAGAGGGTAAGAGGGGGATGTATCTCGCGGAGTCTGAGTCTGATATCCAAAAACGCATAGCACAAATATTGATACTGAAAGGCTATCTGGTTATCAGATTCAACTCCGGAGCTGCACGCGTAGGAACGAGATATATAAGATTCTACCAGATCATGAACAACAACCACGACGCAGGGCTTCCCGATCTGGCGGCGATGAAGAACGGGGGAATTCTCTTCATCGAAGTTAAGTCGCAAGGGGGACGCGTCAGGAGCTCACAGAAGAGCTTCAAAGAGTTGGCGGACAGGTATGGAATCCAGACACTTATAACAAGCAACTGGGAACAGGTGCTGGAGTATGTTAATCATTTACAGTGAACAATAGCAATGAGTGATATTTATTTATTCTTTAGGTGTGTAATATGAGGCGTTTAAAAGCAGGCTTGGATTATTACAGCCACGACGTTAAGGCATCGGATGACAGGAAGATTAAATTACTATTGGCTAAATATGGCCTTTTGGGTTATGGTTTCTTTTTCAGGCTATGTGATATTATCTATGACGAATACGGATATTATGCAAAATGGACTGAGGAAGATGAAACTCTATTTACAGCTAATAACAGGCTTGAAGATGGAAAATGTAAACATTTACTCGATTATTGTCTGCATTTACAGCTATTCGACCAACATTTATTCGATAATTACCAGATATTAACATCTTTGCGAATCCAAAGAAATTACATTCATGCTGTCGATAGGCGGACGGAAATCACTATGGTGCGTGAATATCTCTTAGAAGAGCCACAGCAGCTATTAAATGAGAAGAGCCGGTTAATAATTAGAATTGTAGATGTTAACAATAACCCGATAAATGTTGACAATTACTCGCCAAATGTTAACAGCAGTACACATAGTAATAGTAATAGTAATAGTAATAGTAATAGTAATAGTATTAGTAATAGTAATAAATTATTATTATTATGACGATTACGAAATCGTAATCGTAATCGTAATCGTAATCGTAATCGTAATCGTAATCGTTATCGTAATCGTAATCGTAATCGTAATCGTAATTGTAATCGATTTTGTAATCGTAATCGTAATCGTAATCGTTATTGTAATCGTAATCGTAATCGTAATCGTAATTGTAATCGTAATCGTAATTGAAATTGTAATCGTAATCGTAATTGTAATCGTAATCGTAATCGTAATCGTAATCGTTATCG